ATAATGCCAGCCCCCCCCCTCTTATGTACTATTGAGGTTGAGGCAAGGTATAAACTGTTTTTTAATTTTACTGCTTTTGACATATAGTTTGAACTATATTATTAAGCTGTTCTTTTCCAAAGATAATAACCTGGTTTAGCATAAACTTTTACTAATAACCAACAAGAAACTCCTCCTTGACCTGCCGTAAAGTTTCCTCCATAAGGTGCCACGGTAGGATTGACATAAAATTCAACATCCTGATTTGTATTTACATCATATAAATAAGTCATCCCCGCACCACCATATCCATTAGAGGTTGCTCCTCCACCTAACAAAGGACCATTTCTTGTATTGTTTGGCATTACAAAAACACCATTAGGTAGTTCATTACTATTTTTATAAAACCAAAAACCTTGATTGGTAGTTTCAGCATAACCGGATACAAACATAGATGCTTCCACCATACCAACAATGCCCCTTGTTCTAACTAACATGGCTCCTGATTGTCCTGATAATATTCCATCTATATAATTTCTGGTATAATAGGATTTACTACCGCCCATTTTAGTATCTGAAAAAGCATAGTAGATATTTTTTAACATAGTGCCGCTTCCTGTATCATTGGTGTTTGCCAACCCGAATGCTATTAACTCGCCGCCAAAGGTTTGTCTTATTTTTTGCCAAGTTCCACCAAGAAAAGAAGCTGGATTAGTATTGGAGGTAGTTACAAAAATATCTCCTACCCTATAATAAGGAACTACGCTTACCCTTGTATTACCTTTTTTAAGATAAACTCCTTTCATGATTTGTTATACCTCCTTTCGGAGATATATGAGAAGGAGAACAACTTAAATAAGTTCTTCCCCCCCCCCTCGAATTATTCTAAACATAATCTCTAACTCCTTTCTTAAAAGTCTTCAATTACTTCATACTCTAATACATCAGGTTTATTCTTTATGTAATCCAAAGAAGATGTATTAGTTTGATTCCAATCGCTTTGTATTTGAGCAGATGGTATAGTTGGTTTATCTCTTAAATCATTATAAGAACCAGTTTTTGATATCTTATGTAATTTAATAGTTCCTCCTATTACCTCATTACTGCTTGCTGATTGGCTTGCTGTATTATTAGTATTTAGAATTGGCTTGTTTTGAAGGTCGTTATAATTTATTGTACCTCCACTTGCTGCCTTTCCTAAAACATAAAATCTTTGACCATTGTTGTAACGAACCATTTCAATTTCTTCTCCCACAACAAGTGGTAGGGCTGAACTAGGAGAAGAGTCATCTATTCCTAGACTCCTAGGTTCAATGAAGCTCAGCCCTATACTGATTTTATTACTAATTCTTACTTTTAGAGGTTCTAAAGATTCTACTGTACCTTTTATTATTGTTGTAAATGAAATACTGTTTAATTTACGGTTTATTGCTTCATTTATAGTATTTATCATTCAAACCTCACCTCCAAGTCCATATTATGAATACCATTTTCATACTTATCTTCTATCTTGGTAATCAATACAGCTTGGTTAAATGTAATACCAGGTATATCAGTTATTTGAAGATAGATACCATTACCTGGTTCTAAATCTATTAACCCTTTACAATTTAATTTCAATGTTCTATTTAATCTATTATAAAGTCTTAATAATTGTTCTGCTTTATCTCTTGCTTGAGCATCTGTAACATTTTCATCAACTGATTGATATAATTGAAGCATACCCCATCTTTTCTGATTATTAGAATCTTTTACTATGTATACTTCTCTCCTACCAGTATCTTCATTATCTTTGTATAACTTAACGCTATTATAAACATCTGAATCTATTGTTTCTTTATAACTATAATCTTTTAATAAACTTACATTACCTATAATTGCATTGGTAACTAATTTACTTACATCTCTGCAGCATAAATATCCAAACTCATCTCTGATTATATATTGTCTACCAGTTCCTTGTAAAGTAAAATCTATTGCTCTTTGAATTATATCTCCTAGCGCTTTATTATCTTCTACCCTTTCTGGTAATACATATCTAGAACCTTCAATAGTTCCTAATCTTAAATTGAAATCTCTTCCTATCAATTTAATAAGGTTTTCCATAGTGGTTCCAGTTAATACATAACTTTCACTATTTTTTAGATATCTCAATTGGTCATAGGCTGTTATATTAACATTGTCTCCTTTTGGTTCTGCTGTAAATATATAACCAAAGAATTTTCCTTTTCTTTTTCCACCTTCAGTAACAGTTAAACTTACTGTACTACCCATTGGAAATCTTATTTTATTTTGATTTGTATCAATAGAAAAGGAACACTTTCCTGCAGAGTTATCGATAGCTTTACTAGTACTTATATCTACTGCAATATTACTTACATCATATATAGTACCATCTTCTGAACTTTGAATAATCAATTCTAAACTATCATACTGCATAGTGTTCCCTCCTAACTAGATGGAATTGAAAGAACTTGACCTGGATAAATCAAATTAGGATTTCCACCTATAATACTCTTATTATTATTATATGTATAAATCTCTCTCCACCTAGAACCACTACCAAGAAATTTCTGTGCTATTTTCCACAAAGAATCTCCACTAATTACTGTATATTGTTTAGGTATTGATTTTTCCACAGGTCTATTACTATTTGTTGTTGTAGGTGCTGCACTAGAAACAGTTCTACCACCACTATCTACAACCACATAACCATTACTTACTGGTTTAAGTATTCTTACATTATGTTCTTTATATTCCTTTAAACTTAAACTATAATCAACATCATCAGTACCAAATTGGTAAGTATGTTCAAAACTTTCCACACTTACTAGCATATTGATATCTAGTTGGGTTATTATCAATCTGAATGGTTTTCTATCTTTCTTTATATCCTCGAAGAACTTAACATAGAATTCTGGTCCTTCAAATCCTCCACTAGTATTGATATACCCTTCTCCATTATCCCTCGCAGGAAAGAAGGATTCGATAGATAATTCCCTTAACCCAGCGAATCCAATATCATTGATTTCTCCTTGTCCTACGGTATCAACAGTATTATTATTGGCTTGACCACTAATACTAATACTCTCGGGATTTACAGGAAGCTGTATAATTCTCTCATTGTACTTTGCAAAGAAACTTATCATATTATGCCTCCTCTACTACATAAAGTTCTGCTAATTCATCTTCCATCATCTTTTGAATTGCATCTCTAACAGCTCCTACATCTGCTGTTTCTCTTACATCTCCGAAGCTGATGTTTACATTTGGAGTTATATGTTTGTAGTTTAACATATAATCTCTTGTTGCAATATCTTTTAGCATCTTTAAATCTTCATCTGAAATATCTACTTCTTTATCTGAATTCTTTTTAACATCAACTGGTACATTACCATTTGGTGTCATCATCTTTGACATATCAAAGTCTCCGAATTGGTTTTGGTCCATTGGATTATTTAATAAGTCATCCATCATATTACCTGGATTAAAGCTTCCTAGCATTCCTTCTATTTTAGCTTGAGCTGCATCTCCCCACGCTGCACCTTGTGCAAAGGCATCTTGAGCCCAGTTCTTTTCGAATGTGCTAAATGTACTCATTCCTTTATTGAATTCATCTGCTACATTCTTGAATTCTTCTTTAGCTCCTTCTGCTTCTGCTTTCTTATTAGCATATTCTTTTGCTTTTGCAGTTAATCCTGATACATCTATATCTACGAATGGTAATTTATTTAAAGTTTTTGCAATACCTTTTATTACATTAACAACTGTTTCTAGTAATCCATAGAACCAAGATTTAATGCTGTTTATAACATTCTTAAATGCAATACCAACATTTTGTGCACATGCGCCCAAAGCATTCCATATACCTAGCGCTATATTAGCAACTTCTAATCCTAGGTTCTTGAAGAATTGAATTACTACATTAACTCCTCCAGCTATCATTCCTAGACCACTGTTTGCTAATCCAGTAGCTTTTGCCATCCATTGCATAAAGGCAAAGATTGCTGCTATCAATGCTATTACTAATACTATTATCCAAACAAGTGGACAAGCATATAACGCTCCATTAACAGCCCATTGAACTATGTGCCATATTGCTAAAGCGGCCACTAATAATCCAACCACCATTACTATAATTTCTAATGGAGTTTTTAATGCCATTAACACCCCAATTACTACTGCCATAACTCCTACCGCTATTAACATTTGTGAGTTAGCAGCCATCCACGCTGTTGCCTTCGCCCATAATGCCGTTACTGAAGCCCACGCTGCTGGAACAAATGTTCCTATTAAGACTGCTCCTATTGCTCCAAGTAATGGAACTGTTATATACATATGATTTGCTAGGAATTCAAATCCCCATCCTAATCCTTGTAATATAACTAATGCCACTCCGGCAAATGTTCTAATACCATTTAGTATTCCACTCAATATTGTTTGGAACCTTTCACTATTTAACATTTCCGCAATCTTATCAGCAACAGGTTGCATATATCTTTGAGCTGTATTCTTCATACTGTTCATAGCATCTCCGAATGTTTTTGGCATCTGTTCATATTTAGCATTGATATCATCTGCTGCACTAAATAAAGCATTCTTAATTATATCAGATGTAATAGCTCCTTCTGCCGCTAATTCTCTTAATTCTCCTTTTGATTTACCCATATATTTAGCAATTGCATCAGCAAGCATTGGTGCGTTCTCCATAATACTTCTGAACTCATCACCTTGAAGTTTACCACTTGCCATTGCTTGAGTTAACTGATATGTTGCTGCACTTATTTCTTGTTGTCCTGCTCCTGATACTTTAAATGACTTATTCATCATTTCACTAAATGCTATCATTTCATCATTATTCTTAAATGCATCCCCAGCAAGTAATCCTAATTTAGAAACTGAATTAGCCATATCAGTATAAGAACCTCTTGACCTCTGTGCTGCTTGATATAGTTTATTCTGTAAATCAATTGTAGTTTGAGTACCATCATTTATTAAGTTTAATCTTGATTGTGTCAAGGACATTTCATCTGACCAATCTAAAACTTTCCTTACACTACCGAATAAAGTTTTAGCAGCTTGGATTGTTTGATTGAACTTAAGCATTTTAGCGGTCCATTTATCTATTCCACCATCTACTTTATCTTGCTCCGGTGGTATCTTTCCTACGTTATCAGCTACCTTCAATACTTCCTCGGCTTGCTTTTCTATTTCACCAGTTAATTTATCTGATTTCATAGTTAAGTCTTCTACCCTATTTTGAATGTTATTGATTGAGGTTTGTATTCCATTTATTTTCTTTTCATTTCTAGAATACAATCCTTGTTCAGTAGCTAATTCCTTTTCTAGAATCTTTTGCTTTTGATTTAGCAACTCTGCTTGAGTATTTATTCTATCTTGAGAATGTTCTAACTGAAGGTATTTATCAATGGCATTTTGTAAAGCTGGAGATACATTTCCACCTATTGGTTGGTTAGCAATAACATCAGCTTTATCTATAACACTATCCATAGCACTTGCAACATTGTTAAATGTTTTAGTTGCTTGGTCCTGCATTTTAAATGTAGAACTAATAGTTGCCATATTATTACCTCCTTCTTGTACGCATTATTTTTTCTTTCTAGATTGAGATTTCAACCTGGATTCTTCTTTTTTCTTTTCCTTTTGATACTCATCTATGAAAGCAATAATTAAGGCCTTCTCTTTCACTGGTAAGTTAGCGAATTCCGAAGGCCTCATATGCATTTTCAGGAAAGCGAAGTATGCGTACATCGTTTCGCCATCGTTTTCCGCTATTAGTTTTTTGCTTTTTCTATTTCTTCATTTATATCTACATCGAATCCTGATAGAGAACTTATTTGATTACCTAGTTCTACTACCTCACCAGCTAGCAATACTTTAGACACAGCTTGTTCAGGAGTTACAGCTCCTATTTTCTTTAAGAATTCTGCATTCTTGAAATCTGGGTCTAGGCAACAATTTACTATACACATTACATTATATTTACCACTATCGAATGTTGTTTGTCTTTTCTTTCCTGCCATATCTATTTTTGTACATGCCTTTTGGAAAGCTCCAAACTCATCTCCACTCATTGGTCTAATTTTAAACTTTAGTAAGTTACCATCCTTATCTTTAAATCTAGGACTTATTGCTACTTCCTCTTGAATTTCATCAATGTTTTGGTTTTCTGCTAGAAAATCTTGTAATAATGACATAATATCTTCTCCCTTCTATAATATCATTACCGTATTACTGGCACATTTGTTAAATAAAAGGAGTTTTGTTTAGTTCAAATAATTTATATTATCTCCATTCAAAACTCCTTAAATTAACCGTGTATTTTTAACTAATCTGAATATGTTGGAGATACAAAGCTTTCTAATATATCGAAATCACTAAATGTGAAATCCATATCTTCATCCAATGCATCTGAATCAACATCGAATTTAGCTAGGTTAACACTATCAATCATACAATCATATAATACAACTGTTTGTTTTCCGATGCTAGTACCTTTATCCTCGTTAGTTATTACTAACTTGAATGAAGGAAGTACACCTTCTTTAGCATATCTTAATAATAGATTTCTAAATATAGTTGTAATGTAATAGATTGTCATTGAACCGCTACCAGTCCATCCAGTAGTTTTGTTTTGAACTCCTCTTTTACCCATTACTTTAACTTCTGATTTATTTAATTCTGCAGAAGCTTCAATTGATTTGGCATAAAAGAATTCCTCTACTTTACCATTGATATCGATATATGCAACGGCTTCACTACCAGCAGGAATATCACTTGCTTTTAATGTTTTCATCTATTTTTCCTCCCTTCGAATTATCTTACATTAACTATCATATAAAGTTTATCAACACTATATGTTGGTTGAATGTATATTTCAGAATAGTAAGCATCTACTTGTTCTCCAGCTTCTACAGTTACATCTGTTGAACTATTGAAGTTTATAATTGCTCCACTATTTTGAAGTTCTGTTAGATAACTAATTATGCTTGCTTTGAATAAAGCTCTACCATTAACATCTTGAACTACTTTACCAGCGTAATTTTGTTCAAAATCTAATGCTATATGGTTTGCTACTGCATCTAACAATCTTATAACTTTATTTTCTTTGAAAGCATCAGTTACATCATCTCTTAAGTTTACTAAAGTATTGATATCTTTTTCAATTACTATAGCTCCATCTCTTCTCTTACTAATTATGATATATCCACTTGTAATTAAAGATTCAATATCATCTTCTAATACATTGCCAGTTACTTCTACTGCGTTAGCAACTACTTTATAAGTATTTGATTCAGTTACATCAGCTCCTGCTGTTGCTCCTGCTACCCATACTACAAATTCTTCTGCACTTAATTCAGTACCATCAGCGTATTTAACACCTTGGTTATAAGTACTAATAATTCCTTCATAGTTAGCTGCTACATAGTTGTTAATAACTGCTTGACATTTAATACCTCTAGTTTCTCTCATTTCTTGGATAAATTCTTTAATAGTATTACCATTAAATAATTCTGTTTCTCCAATCTTGAATGCTGCTAAAGTATCAAATTGTGTATTCTTTAATTTAGCAAGATATTCTGTATACATTTGGTTAGTTGGAGTTCCATCAGTTCCACCAGCTAGTAATGTATTTACTGCTGTTTGAGCTATTACCGCATCTCCTTCACCGAAATCTACAAAATCATTTGAAACTAGTTCATTTATATTAGTAACTATTTGAGAATCTTTTTGAGTGCTTCCTAGAAATGTATTAACACTATAACCACCACTATATGCTTCTTTGATAGATACACTAATATTATTACCAGTTGTACCTTTATATTTAGCAGTTACTGTAAGGTTTTTATTTGAAGCTACTGGAATATCTACAGTTGCCTTTGCACCACCTTTATCAGCACGATATAGTAGTAATGTATGAGCGTTCTCTAAAGCTGCTTTGAATAATTTAGCTTTAGAATTGTAAACATTAAATCCTAATATCTTTTCAAGCTTATTAGAATATAAATCAGCTACAGTTACTTTAATCAATTCATCTTCAGGACCCCATCCAATAGGAGCTGCCATAGTAACAATTCCTCTTGAACCTACTATATTATCAGTAGATGGAACACCTTGGAATTTAATATAAGCACCTGGTCTGATTTTGTTTTGACTTTGAAAACTTCCACCTGCCATATTACATATCCTCCTTTTCTTTATTTATTATATGTTTATCTAGGTAATTAGTTTTAACTTTATCCATATCTAAATACTGAATAGTTCTCATTGGAAATACTATATCAAAATGTAATACTTTATCCACTATAGTTACTTCTATATTGTTTATTCTATTGCATTTAGAATATACTTTATTTCCATCTATGTTAACTATTTCTAAATATCTAAATAATTGTTTCAACTCATCAATCTTATCATTGATATCCTTTACCTTGTTATTCTTATTATCTGTGAAATACTTAATTTCATATCTATATGTATCATCAGTTAGATGGTATTGATGTCCTGTATAACCTTTCTTGGAATTATCATCTATCTTTTGTACATGGAAAGATGGTTTCTCAAATCCTTGTTCGATTTCCTCATCATAATAATGATAGTTATCTCCAAAGTGATTAGATAATGCATATATGATTGAACCAAGTATTATGTTTTCAGTTATCTCTATATTCATAATCCCATCTCCTTTACAAATTGATTAAATAATATATTCCAAACTCTATTCATATCAGCAACAACTTCATCAGTTGCCATAGTTAACATTCTTCTTCCTTCTACCCAACTAACTCTACCTCTGGTAAAGTGTCCGTATTCTACATAAGAAGCATAACTCTCATCAGCACCATCATCCCTAGCATCATTATATATGGTTAATTGAATATCATCACCTTTAACTTCTACTCTAGAAACCTTCCAACTTCTTCTTAATCTTCCGGTTCTTACTGGAGTAGTTTTAAGTACTCTACTCATTACCATAGTTGCTAATGTATTAAGATATCTTTCTTCAAAGTTTCTTAATTGGTTAGCTGCATTTAATACTTTTAATTGATAATCTTTAATTGCCTTCCTATCTAATTCGAAGGTAGCCATTTAATTCTCCTCATCAATTATTATTGGGATTTCCTGATGGTAATCAAATCTATTTGGTTCTCCACAGATTCCTTCTATCAGCTGTTCAATTCCACTTGGACTATCTTTACGATATCCTCTAATGAAATCTCCTGCCTTTATATTATAATCTAAATCTAAAAATACTCTTACTTCTTTTAACACTGGAACATAAACATCATTACCATCTCCTGGATTATCCACATTGGTAAAACTAAACTTACAAGGAATATCTTCATATAGTACTTCTCTTCCGTTAGGATTAGTTGCACCATATTTATCTTTGACATTTCCTAGTTTAGATATTGTACAGGTATCTCCATACATTAAGTTATTGACTATCTTACCGAATGGTCTTAAATTAAATGCCATGTAAATCCTTTCCACAACCAGCTGGGAATTTTCTCCAAGATTGTAATTGTCTAGTGAAACTAAATAATATGTTAGCATCCACTGAATTGTTATTGTATCCAGTATCTATAGTATCATCAGATGAACCTGCTTCTACATTTATTGTAGTATCACCAGCTCTTACACTAGTTATTCTTTTAGCAAGTTCTTCTTCTGATGTAGTATCCTTTTCAAATAAAGGTTTAAGAATATCTTTCATAAATTCTATTGCCATATCCGCCCAGGTATAATACAATCCTTTTGGCATATCAGTTCTATGACAATATCCTTGGATTAGTGCTTTTGCACGTGCTAATACAAATTCTATATCTTCATTAGTTATCTTTGCATAATTCTCTGAAGATAATAGTTTTGATAGCTTGTACTTAACTATTTCCTTTACCTCATCCATATTAGCACCTCCTTAATTTATTACTCTTCGTTAGCAATTGAATTCAATAAATCGCTATCTTCATCCTCTTCAGTTTCTTCTTCCTCATCTGATTCAGATTCTTCTTCTGTTTCATCTTCTGAAACTTCTTCCTCTTCTTCCTCTTCTTCATCTGATTCTGTTGATTCTAAATTGGCTTTAGTTTCTTCTAATAAAGCAATTAAATCAGTTTTCTTATTAGATGGGAATTCAGTTACTCCAAGAGCTCTTAATTCTTCTCTAACCTCATTGATTGTCATTTCTTTATCAGCATTTTCTTTTACTGGTTCTTGACCGATAGGTACTTCTTGACCTGGTGCGTAATCAATACCATTATGTTTTACTGGAAATGGATATTTCATAAGTTCTCCTCCTTTACTTTAAATTCCATTTAAGAAATAAGGAAGGTTTTGCAACCTTCCTTTGATTAGGCTACTTTTATTGTAGCTACTTCGTTCATTCTTTCAAATGAAGGTAATACGATTTCAGAAACGATTGTTTCTTTATTTACTGGATGTGGAATATTGATAGTTGTTACAGCTACCCCTGTTTCAACTATATTACATTCTCCATTAAAGTTAGCTGATTGTAAATCTGCTTCTTCAGGAGTTGTACCATAGTAAGTATTACCAATAGTATTACCTGGAAGTAATGTTACATAATCATCTGGATAGAAGTTTCTTGTAGCACCACTTTCATCTTTGAATTTCTTATCATATACTGCTACAGTTAATCCAAGTTCACTTACTAATAATGATTTTAATTCTGCTTCTCTAACTAGGTTTAATCCGTTAGCTAATGGATTCAAAGCAATTCTAATTGATTTATTTTGTAATAAATAATTGAATGTCTTTTGAGTCATTATAGCTCTTGAAGGTTTAACACCAGTTAAGTCAACAATTTTTTGTTGCATTTGACGTAAGTCTTCTAATGGAGTACTATTTTGAGTATCACTCCAAGCACTTGTTCCACTTAAAGCCTTATAGTTATTTGCAATCCATTGACCATCAACATCATAATTATAAGTATAATCAACATTGTTAGCTACGATAGAAATTCCACCTGTAACTAAAAGTTGCATTCTCATTCTTTCACCTTGGATTAAAGCACCTTCAATTAATTGAGCTCTATCATCAAAGATTTCAGATATGATAGTACTATATAAGTTTTGAGGGTCATTCTCTCTAAATCTTAATAGTTCTTGTCTGTCTCTTTCTTTAATTGTCATTGCTTCTCTAAAGAAAGGCATTTCAGTTTCAATCTTTTTAACACCAATTCTATCTCTTACTGTAGCTTTAGTATCGAAATGACTTGGTTTTAATGCAACAGGTAATCCTTTGTAACCTTTTATCCAAGCAAGGTCTAATCCCATTTTCTTTTTAGCTGGGAATAAACTTTCACCTAGGTAAGGAATACGATTACTTACTGTTTCATTCCAATATGTTGCTAATGCTTTAGCACTAACTAAATCCATAACATTGTTCATAATTCTAATTCCTCCTATTCAATTTTATCTTAATAATCTAAATCTGCATCTGACATAAAGATTATTCCTTTTAGTGCTGTAATTGCTGCAGCATCTAAAGTAATTCCTGCATAATCTTTAATCTTATCTTTATTTAAAGTTCCACGATATACTCCAGCACCAGCTTTTGGTCCGTAAGTTACATCAATGTCTTTTAATAGAACATATCTGGCAGTAGCATCATTTGCTAATTTACCATCTACATCTAATGGTGTACCAGCTTTAACAATTTTTCTACCATTGGCATCGGCTGTTACATCTTCATCGCTTACCATTATAGGTCTAGCTGTATATGGGTCTAGATTAAATAAAATATCTACATCCATACCATAGTTAGTTTGAACTACTTTCATTATAATTTCCTCCTTATCTTAATTATAATTTATTTATTCACCAAAGTAAATACTATCTGCCGAATTCTTTATTGCTTCATTATGGTTAGCAGCTAAAGATTTAGCAAATTGTTCTCCCTTACTTAAGTTGCTAGGTTTTCCACCTTCTCCATCTTTTGGAGTAGCACCTTTAACATAAGGTTCAGGATTACTACCTTGGTTATTACCATTGTTATTATCTTCTGGTATAAATAGATAACTATCAGATTTCTTTAAATCATCTAGTTGCTCTTTTAATCCTGATTTAACTTTGCCATTTTCATCCATTACTATATTATCCATTTTTAATAGATTCATAGTTATGTCTGCATTATGGACTTTTCCAATTAGCTCTAATTTAATAGCATTTGATTTTCTTTCAGCTGCCAAAGCATCTGCTGCTTCTTTAGCTTGTTTCTTATTTGATGCTTCTAATTCAGTAATCTTCTTTTTAAGTTCCTCATTAGAATTCTCATCATTTTTCAAATCTGCTAATTGCTTATCCCTTTCAGATAATGTCTTTTTAGTTGTATTTAACTCATTGTTAACTTCATTGAATCTTTCTTTGGTTACATAGACTCCATCAATTACAGTTCCAAAGTTATCTACAACCTTTTGAGCTAATTCTTCAGTTAGCCCTAAACTTACTAACTTTTCTTTCATAAATAATCTCCTCCTCTATTATTCCGCTTTTTTCCGAGGTAGCGCGATATTACTATACAATTGATAGTAAATCTTCCTCGAATAAAGTCAGTAATCATTTATTCTTTATTATTATATGTTTTTATTTTTGATTATTTCTTCCATATAATAGTAAACTATTTTGTTCTTAACTTTTATATCAGTTATCTTAAAAGTCGTATTCCTTTTGAATATTACTTCTTTATTAACTTTATAATTTAATACCTTCTTACCAACATCTCTACCAGTTTTACTAGTAATAACAAATCTGTATCCTGCATTATCATAATACTTATCTTTCTTTGTACTAAATAGATACTTTCTAGGAACCCATTCATCTCCAATACTTAAACCATCTAGTGGATTGTTATTTCCTGGTCTTATATCTGTTGTTACCTCCCCATTGAAGTATTCTATTTTATCTAATGCTTCATCTATCTTCTTAATTAACTCCTTATCTGCATCACTTAATTCTATTTGATTAGATAACTTATTATTAAGATTATTGATAGTTGGACCTTTCATTGTTAATAATGTTTCTTTGTTTTCTCTTGGTAAGGTTTTTACTGCATCTGGATTAGTATATGTTATACTTGTTTCTCCAGTTGGTGTCATATCTACATAAGATATGGCAGCTACTAAAGATGCTAAATCATTTCTAGTTGATGCAATAGCTTGTGCTTGCTTTTCATCTCCTAGTTCTTCTTTTAGATAATCAATATAGTTTCTATTTTTACCCATAACTGATTTCCCAGTATTAACATCTCTATATATTCTCTTATCTCCACCTTTATCTATTTCCTCATCCATTACTGGTGCTATAACTGACCTACAATATGGATGAAGTGGTGGTACATTTAATCCTATCTTGGCATTCTCTATATCAATAATAGTTCCATCCATTGCCCTACATATTTCAGAAGTCTTCATATCTAATGTAGCAACAAATTCTAACCTTTGTACTCCCATTCTTTTATATGTATCTAATAAAGACATATTATCCATTCTAGCTGATTCTGTCATTATTAACCTAGCAGCATTATTATATCCGGTATCCATTTTCTTTGCTAGCTCTTTTGCCATATCATCAAAACTTCTACCAGTAGCCATTCCTCTAATAACAGTTTCATCTAATGCTTTAATTAACTTTTCTTTATTACCCCATATATTTTCTGAAAAACTTCCTCCACCTGACCAATTCTCATTGATTAAACTTTGGATTCTATCTTTATCTACTTTAGCGAATACCTCATCATTATTTAGATATTGATTATAGTAACTTGTATTGGTATAAATCTTTTCTAGAAATTTCCCAGCAGTTTGTTCCATATCAATATCATATATAACTTTTCTATATTCAGTTTGTAATTGATTTAGTACTGAATGTTTATGCATCAAAGATTGATTCAATAAATATTGTTTCCACTTTGGGTCTCCTTGATGTTCTTGTGCTAATCTAATATATTCATTAACATCTGCTTTATATTCTGTTTCCATTTTCTTTGGCAGTTGTTTGTATGCCTCTTTTAATGTTATCTTATTATTTGAGGCATACCTTGCATATACATTAGCCATTTTCTTTTCTATATCTCTTTGAGCTGCATCATAAATACCTTTTATTCTTTTCAAATAATCTTCTTCATTCTCTACAGCTCTTATTTCCGTATCTAATGCTCTTGACTGCCAATAGTTAGAATTGTTCTCTAATAACTCTTTTAGTTTATCTGAATTCATAAGATTACCTCCTAACTATTTACATTACTTCCAGCTTTTTTATCTTTTTTCTCCTCATTACCTTGATTTAAAGTCGTTTTATTTGGATTGGCATTTGAATTTCCACTCTTTTCTGTTGTTGGATTACTTATATTGGCATTATTTGCTGGTTGATTTTGATTAAATCCTTGATTTCCGAATGCTTTCATTTGCTCTTCTAGTTTCCTTTGCTCTTCTGCTTCTTGTTCTTCAATAGCTTCTTCTACTGCTGTTACATCTTCTACGAATGGATGTTTTGGTAATAATATCTTATCAGGTATCATATCTCTAGAGTTATTTATCATATCAATTAACTCACCTTCATCTATTATTGTAGTTTTGTTAAAGTTGAATGTTACTTCTACATCACTATAATCTTGATGATGTTTTAAATTGATATCATAATCTATAAACCATAATAACCATTCAAAGAATACATCCATTTCTTGTTCTAGTTCTTCTAGGTCTAAATCTAAATCACTGTATAAGAATTTTAATCCTACCCCACTCTTATCTCCAGTATTATCATTTTGCATATCTACTCCAGCACCATCTTCATATGCATCTTTTCTTAATCTATCTAATAACTCTCCAAAGGTACTTCCATTGAATTCTGTAGTTAATGAACCTACATCTCCATCAGTATCAACTAATATTGCTCTATATTGTGCAATGTTTCTAGTTAATTCTGCTAAATCAGCTCCTCCATAACCTTTAAAGTATTTGATGGCATTTGGAATATCTTGTACTATATCAACCATTGTTGATATCAATGATTCATATGTATCTTGATATGCTCTAATATATTTAAGTAATGATTTCTCTTCCTCATTATACTTTAATGGTATCCACGGAATTCTATCCCATACCATTTGTTGAGGTTCAAATATAATGTTATTATTTTCATCTAGCTTATAAGTAGTTTCTACTATTTCACCTTTATCATTTACTATATCTTCTGTTTGAGGTATCATTAAAGTAAAGTTACCTTCTTCTTTAGGTCTTTCTGCATCCCTAACAAATCCACTATCTTCTTTAATATAATGAATAACTCCATTTTGACTATAGTAATCTGCATAAGTAGTAACCTTCTTTTCTTCTCCTTTATATACTTCAATATCATAATAATGAATAAGTTGAGCTATCTTTGTATGTTCTCTATCTATCCAGAATGCTTTAACTTGATTTCCTGGTACCCTTCTAAATTGTAGTTTACCATTTTCATCATAATAAGCATTTAACCAGTTGATTCCTTCCTTGATAGCTTCTTTACATGTATTAAATACCTTTCTATACATATACTTATCAAAGTATTCATCCTCTAATATTTGTTTATAGGTTTCATCATCTGTATCTATAGAATAAGGTTTACCTAATAATGTATTGACTTTCTGTCTAGTCATCTTACGCATAAAGTTCTTATGCACTTTAGCATTTGATAGTTTATCATTAACTGAACTATCAGTACCACAATGGTCATATCTTACTTTCTTATCTATTTCAGATTCATTATCATAGTACTTAATACCATCCAGCATTAACTTTCTATCATCGCTATTTTCAAATTCGCTATATACTTTTTGTACTAGCTTATCTACTTCAATATCATTAGCGGATACATTGTAAGTTTCTATAGTATCTTTTTCTACTTGATTCTTTTCATCATCAAGATAAACTATTTGGTCTCCGCCAAGATTATTGTTAAGCATACTTCTTTTCTTGCTCTTTGGCATATGTATTCCTCCTTCTTTATTATTTCTTTATTTATTTTATGTTTAGTTATTAGACTTACATTCTTTTTCACCTTGAGTTCTTAATTCATAGATAACTGATTCTAAATATTCAATATCATCTAGGTATTGTTGTTTTGGTACAGAATCTTCATAGGTTTGAATTATACTATCTTTTGCCGCTTCTGCCATATTCTTCTCAATTGTTAGATATTTGATTTCTTCTTTATATCCTTCTATTTCATTATCTTTAGTTTCTACTACACCAACTAAATCATTACACATTGCTATTAAAGCCCAAGTAAATATACAGATGATTATTATTGCACCAGTTACTAGCATCATATAACCAGTTTTGATATCTTCCTTATATTTAATACACCAATCTTTTACCCTATTGAATATCTTTTTCATTTAATCATACCTCCCTTTCTTATATTCAATAAAATCTTTATCAACCAGGTCTTGGTATTTATCCTTATGTACTTCCATAAATGGACTAGTACCCATTCCTGCCAATAACTTAACTTCTCTTGTCCTACGCATTACTATTACATATAAACCTTGTGGGTCTATTACTTTTACCCATCCTTTTTCTGGTTTAGCTGCTAAAGTAAATCCATAGTCTAAATAATCTCTTTTGAATTCATCAAATCTTTCTTTTTTGATATATGCCTTCATTAGTTTTCCTCCCCAGCTTTTTCTCATAGTATACTTTATCATTTTCATATATGGTAAAGGTATCTATATTATCACTTACTTCAAAGTTCTTTAGTATAGAAAGGAATATGCTAGGTTCATTTACTTCTGCCATAAATATATTCCTTCCATCTCTCATACTAGCATATAAACTATACATATTACCTTCTCCTCTTCCGTAATACCTTGTTATCTCCTAGTTGTTCTAATTCTCTTCTATATTGCTGTAATTCCTTTTTAGTTTGTTTAAGTAATTCATTCTTAAGGTATATGAGATATTTTAATTCCTTTTCTCTATCTCTTTCTTCCTTATTCATATTATACCTCCTAGAATCTAAACATTCTCTTTCTTGTTCCTTCTGTTGCATATCTTAATGCATCCATTAAATGGTTGTATTCATCTATTGGTTCATTTAATAACTTATCAGTATCTTTATCTTTCTTCCATACATAGTTATTCAATTCTATTATAGTATTTTGACATCTACTATTTACTATTATCTTATAATCTTGTAATCTAGATATACCTTGTTTAATATTATTATCTTTATGCTTTGTTGCTCCTACTGCTCTTGTTATTCCGAAGTATTTTAATTCATCAATACTTTTTGGTTCTGCTGCATCACATCTTATTATTTCTTTATTATAACCTTTATACCTTAACATATCAGCTAGCATCATATTTGTTTGTCCTGCTTTATAGAATTCATCAAATATCCATATACGCATATTCTTTTCATCTACTATACAACAAAGTAATGCTGCCACATCATTTGTATAACCAAAGTCTAATCCGAATCTTAATTTTAAATCAGTTTTACCATTTATGTTTAATGATTTCTTAATAATCTCTTTATAATCAAAATCCATAACAGTCCAATTTCTATATATAAGCCCTTCTGATATACCCCAGTTACCAAGTCCTTCTATATTAAATGCTATTGGATTATTAACTCTTGTTAAATTAAATACTGCAATATCTTCTTCATCTAGAAATTCATTAGCAGCATATATAGTGGTTCCTACAAATATTCCTTCTTTAGGATTACTACTGTACTTATTTATTCTTTCTCTTGTTCCGGCATTATATTCATCTAATTCCTCTTCTGTTATATTAACATCGGGGCATTTATCAAAGAACCTTCTTTTACCCCACCATTTATCTGACCAGGCATTAAAGGTAAATGTTATTTGTTTCCATAGTCCATGTTCTTCTAATGAACTTCCATCAGGCATTCTACCACGGATTGATTTATCTACTTTATCAAAATCTGCTTCTGATTCTATTTGGAATGCCTCTTCAAACCAAGCCCAACATAATATACCATGACCTACAGAGAAAGATGTAATATTAAGAGGGTCATCAAATCCTCTAAAGAATATCTTTTGACCAGTACTTATTCTAGTTATAGTTAAATCTCCATTATCTGATTTACTATAATACCAATCATCTTTTACACCTAATCTATTTATAGCCCATATCAAATCATTTCTTGTACTAGTTCTATGGGTATTAAGATGCTTTCTTATTACCACCAGGTTAGCCTCTGGAAATTCCATCATATTACTTATATAGAATAAAGCAGTTACTTTTGATTTCTTACTTCCACGACTTCCTTTAATAACTCTATAACGTTCTCTACTATACCAGAATGATTCATATTCTTTACCTATTATTTCATTCAGGTCTATTGTTTTATCTTTTGGACTTTGTATGGTTGGTAGTGATGCCTGGAATTCTTTGGCTTTGTAATATTGATTAAAGCTCTCAAAGATATTGGCATTTGGTTTTAATGCTAAACTTATTCCCATACTAAATCTCCTTTCACTATATCTCCTTAACCATTTTCTATTATATATATGGTTTTTCTTAATGTTAGAGGATAATCTTTATTCTCTATATCTTATATCCTTATTATTAGATAATCATTATTATTCCTCTTTTATATTTTATGTATTTTATTCCATAATATTATATAGTTATTATCTCCCATATCTCTTTTCCGCGAAAACGATTTTTGTATATAAAAATAAGATGGCATTTCTACCATCTTTAAAAGGTTTTACATTATTCGAATTATTAAGGAGATTTGATTCAATAATAATTATTTGAATAATGAAAGGTTAGTGAGGGACTCTTGACTCACACAAGATAGATATTTCCCATATCATCCCTCATAAGAAATTGGGTAAAACCTTATAGTATGCAACTGCAGTAATACATCTATCGCCTTTTAGTTTTTTACGTATATAGATATTATTGGATTAGTCGGCACCAGGTAAGAACTCTTTTCTTGAACCTCTATATACAACCCTTTATATTAAAATGGATTAGGAAGCTACCGCTATTACTGTATCCTTTTACCCTAGTTCACTATACGTTTATAAGCGCCATTACTTACTAGGAACCATTATTTATAATATGTTAATTATATGGATAACTTTCATCTGGATGAAAATCTATTGCACTATAGAATAATTCCCTCCATTCATCAGCTTCCATTCTGCAATTATATAATTCTTGGTTTCTAGATATTAAAGCATTGTTTATATCTTCATATTGTTTATCCTTTTCTTCTATTTTAGTATTTAGTACTTTAACATCTCCTCCGCGTTTAACTGATTCTGCTACACTAATTACTAAAGTAGATAGTAATACAATATTCGCTATTAGTAATATCCAAAAACCTTTTTGATATTTTTCCATTTATCCTCCATATGTTGCTAGTACTAATCTAGCAATAGCATTATTATAATATTCTTCTTGTTTTTGTAATTGTTGTTTAAGAATATCTATTTCATGCTCTTTATTATATAATGCCATTGTTAAATCCTGGTTCTTCTTTTCTAGCTCATCAGTTGCCATTTTTATTTGTTCTTCTACTGATGGTTCTTGAACTGGAATTTCTGGCATAGCTGGT